CCTTTTTGTCATAAAGGCGGAAACATTATCAAGCGTATTCGGTTCGGAGTATCTTTTTAAAGGAATCAGGATGAATATCGAAGAGATAAAGTCAACCGAGGGCATAGATGTCTGCTGGCTCGAGGAAGGCGCGAAAGCTTCAGAAAATAGCATGGATGTCCTGATACCGACCATCAGGAAAGAGGGCTCCGAGATAATTATAACATTCAATCCAGACAGCGAAAAGGACCCTGTTTACCATAGGTTTGTAAAAAACCCTCCGCCTGATTGCATACCCAAAGAGATAAACTGGCGCGACAATCCGTTCTTTCCGGATGTTCTGCGCCGGGAAATGGAATACTGCCGTAAAGCAGATTACGATAAATATCTTCACATCTGGGAGGGCAAGTTTAAGACCTACTCAGATGATTGCATATTTAAAGGCAAGGTTGTTGTCGAGGAGTTCGAAACACCGAAAGATGTCGAGCGGTTCTTTTACGGGGCCGACTTTGGATTCTCTGTTGATCCGACAGTCCTGGTAAGATGCTTTATTCAGGACAATATTTTATACATCGATCAGGAGGCATACGGATATGGGATAGAGGTCGATGACTTGCCGGCGTTCTTTAAGAAGGTGGAAAATGATAATCGCTGGAAGATTGTAGCTGATAGCGAAAGGCCGGATACTATAAGCTATCTCCGTAAGCAGGGATTTAATATTGCAGGCGCTACAAAAGGAAAGGGCTCGGTTGAGGAGGGTATTCAATTTTTGCGCTCATTCGATAAGATAATCATTCATCCGCGCTGCACAGGTACAGCAGAGGATTTCGAGAACTTTCGCTGGAAAAGGGACCGCGTTACCGTTGAGATTTTGCCAGTTCCAAAAGAAGGCTCTGATCATGCGCCGGATGCCGTGCGATATGCTTTAGAGTCATGGATAACCCATGCGAGAAAAACATATAAAGCATTAAAGCATTTTGAACCTACTCACCAGAGGGTTTACTAAAGGAGAAATATGTCCGATAACGGTTCTAAGTCAGAGGCGCAGTTAGAGCAGGAAAAGTTAGAGGCCAAGAAAGCCCATTTTGCCCAAAGACCTGATGATTTCATAGACTTGCACGATGTCGTAATTGCAGCCATAAAGGTTTCCGATGGGATAGGCGTTTCTATCTATATTTCTCCCGGGCCGCGTAGTGAGTGGGATATCGCGTTATCCGAGATAACCCAGCGCTTGACAGTCCTCAGGTTAGAGATGGATATCAGCGCTATGAAGCCGGGGAATATTTTATCACCGGGCAGGCTGCCTTTCGGCGGACGCAAGTTTAACTTTAAAAGATAAACAGGAGGGAAGATGTTAGAAAAAGAGGTTCAAAAGGGAAAGAAGATAATGCATCAGACCGTAGGGCAGAATAAGACGAAGGCGCATTTCAGTTTTATCGGAACCAAAATGAAGAATACGAAGAGGGCTTCGGGACATAGCGCAAGCGGAAATTTGGGTGGATGTAGCGCCTCTGCTTACGCAAGTTCGCACGTGAGGGGATAATATGCCCTGGAAGTCGGTAGGCAAGACAGTTTACAAGAAGGAAGGTGGGAAGTGGAAAGTCCATGCTCACGCCAAGTCATCTGATAATGCCAAGAAGATGGTAAAGCTTCTTTACATGAAAGAGAACCAATGAAACCCTTGCCTCTATCGCACAGGCAGTTCAAACGCGCCGGGGAGTATAAGACTCGCGAAGAAGCTCTTGAAGGTGAAGGAAAGAAAGCGGAACGTTTAGCTGATGCAAGAATGTCTGCAGAAGGTATCATCGCAACAATAAAAAAGGAGCGCAAGGAACATGAAGGAAATATCTCTTAAGCGAGCACCAGAGAAACCGGGCAAGCCAGAAGCAGTCGCTCCCATGATGGACTCTTATCCGTCTTTCCATATCCACGATGACGCTCCTGCCGAGATTGTCAAACATGATATTGGCAAGGTCTATGACGCTAAAATAAAACTTACCTCCAAATCCGTCCATGAGGGCGATAAGAAAAGGATGTCAGTCGGGTTCGATGTCTTATCCGTCATGGTTGACGATGGCGATGCTAAGACCAAAGAAGCACGTGGAAAAGGCGCTGAGATAGCCGCCAAGATTAAAAAGGAAGGCATTGAACCTTAATGGCTAAACAGCCTGCTAAGAAGCCCGCGTCTCAGCAAGGTCAGCCGGGAACTCCTCCTCCAAAGAGGACTCCGGGCATTCCTAAGACCGACCCGACCGAGAAGATACCTCCTCGCATAGAGCCGGACATGAAGGCTGAGTCGATATCTGTCGATGAGGCCAAAAAGATAGTGAGGATGGTCTGCGATGACGCTGTCCTCGGACAGAACGTCCAGCAAAATTGGCAGGCCAAGAAGGTAAAGGATATCCAGCATTATCTTTGTGAGAGGCCCTCGATAATCGAGGCTCTAAGCAAGAAGCAATGGCAGTCGGACAGGAACTTAGGTCTTGCCCCGGCTACCGCCGATTCATTCCAAGCTACTCTTCTCGCTACCTGTTATAATCCCGATTCGATAAATTTCGTAGCGACTGAAGTATCAGATATAAACAATAAGGTCAACCAGGAGACCTTTGTCAAATGGGGTCTGGGTAAGCAGGAAGCTAATTTCGGCCCGGAGGCAGATGACTTTATCCATAACCGCATAACCTTAGGCACCTCTTATTTCGAGATATACTGGAAGGTCTGGTTCGAGTGGGTCGATAAGCGGATGCCTAAATACGACAAAGACCATAAGCTTACCGGATACGATATCGAGACAAATAAGATGCGTTTCGAGAAAGGTATCATTGAAAACATATCCGACATAGACGATATCCTTATCCCGGAATACGGAAAGTCCTTACAGGAGCTTCCTTTTGTAATCAGGGTCATGCACCTTCAGGGAAACGATATCATCACCGCCGGCAAAGAGGGAATATTCAAGAATGTAACCGAAGGCTATCTCAATAAGTTAAGAGGCGCTTATTATGAATGGCTCAAGTCCGAGATAGGCGAAGAACGCCTGCGTCAACAGGGAATAACCACGCAGACTACTTTCTCCAACGACGATATCAGGACTATGACGATAGACCTTTACAAATGGTTCGGGGATTATACCCTTGAAGGTAGGACGGAGAAATACCGCTTTATAGTGGACCCGATAAATATGGTCTTGCTTTCAGCCAAACCGTTGCGTAAGATAACCCGCTCAGGAAAGATACCTATCGTCGGCGGAGGGTTGATACGGATTCCCGGACAGATTAGGGGCCGCTCGCTTATGACCCTTATCGCCCCGGTCGTAAACGCATTTAATAACGTCTTTAACCAGAAGTCAGATTTTCAGTATGTTACGAACTGTCCTTTCGGTTTCCATAATCCCGAAGAAGGATACACCCAGGAGAAATATGAGCTTGAGCCGGGTGTCAGCTATCCCGTTGGCGGAAAGCCATCTGATTCCGTTTATTTTCCGAATATGCAGCGGTCTATGGCGTGGGCTGAGTCCGATATTCGTATCCTTTTGGAAGTCTTGGAACGGCTGACAGGTGCTGCCTCATATTTCGCTTCCCACAGCAGAGGTTCGAAAGGCACAGCGACCCGCGATATGCTCGTTGACAAGAATTCCGAGACCCGTTTCGGGCTTTGGGTATTCCGTATCATGCAGGATATCTGCGAGGCGATATCTCTCTGGTTCCAGATGTATCAGGACTGGGCGCCGCCGAACTTAGGAGAGAGAGTTTTAGGCCCGGATGGCAAACAGCTATTCAAGAACATCTCGATAGACACTCTTCGTGGAGGGGCAGATGTCCAGATGACTCCTGACCTGACGGCGGGTTCAAAGGCTTATAACCGCCAGATGCAGCTTTGGATATTTGAGAACCTCTCTCAGACGTTCTGGCTTAACCCGCAGGTCAACCCTTCGGGTAATTACAACCTATGCCTTGACACCCTTCAGGAAGTCAAGGGATTATCCGAGAACGCCGCCAAGCGTTATCTTGGGCCGGCTCCGAAGTCGGACATGGAAGACCAAGCCTCGTTAGAGGAGGAATGGTCAAGGTTCATGAAGGGCGATGACTTTGCCCCGCCTGAAGGTGAAACGCAACTTGCTGCTTTACATCTCCAGGGCCATTACAAACAGAGAGCGGAAAGGTCGGATGAGCTTGATGAGGAATATCGCGGGAACTTAGACCGCCATATATTCAAGACCCTTATCAATTATATGAAATTCGTCCAGCAGGTCCAGGCGCAGAGGGCGGCGGAAGCTATCGCTGCGGCAAGGGTGATGTCTGGTGAAGGTCAACCGGGACAGCCCGGACAGCCCGGGCCTCAAGGCGCTCCGGGTAGTGCTCCGGGTGGAGCTCCGATGGGTGGGCCTCCGGCAGGACCGGGCGCAGCTCCGGGAGCGGGAACGATAGTCCCCGGAGGCGGCGGTGGCTAAAGAGACCTTCAAGGATTTTGACGAGTTAAATGTCCTTGTCAATAGCAAGGACTGGAGGCAGTATATCGCTGTCTTAAAAAAGCGTCAGATACATTTACAGGAGGAGGTGAATGAATGGATTAGCAGGAAAGACTTGACCGAAGCGTATGCGGCATTAGGAAAACTCAAAGACATCGTCAAAACGATGGAAATGGTAAACAAGCGGCTTGAGGAACTCGCTATTCACAAGCCAAAAGGAGAATAAAATGGCGGAAACAAGAGGTATTACGTCAAAGAAGAAAGAAGTCAAACCGGCAGAAATAGTCGAGGACGATCCGGCAAGATTGCACATGAGCAAGGCTGATGTCTTAAAGAAAGACGCTGAAGCTAAAGAACGTAAATCCAAACTTGCCGAGTATGATTTACAGCTTAAGAAAGAGCAGGCCGGTGAAGACGTCAAGAAGAAAAAATGACTTCGCCCATAATGGCGATGGATTAACCTAAAAGGAGAAGAGATGGCAGGAGAAAAGTTTTCAGAAAGAAAGACGCCTGAGGATATAGCCAAAGAAGCCCAGGAGAGGATCAACAAGGAAAAAGAGGCTAAGGCTGCGTTAAAGCCCGAGGCCGAGAAACCGAAGATAGAGGCGGAAAAGCCTGTTTCTGAAGCAGATAAGGCCAAATTAGAGGCGGATAAGGCAAAACAGGCTGAAGCTGACAAAGCCAAGACTGATGCTTCCATTCTCGCTAAAGAAGAAAAAGACCTGACCGAGCCTGAGAAAGTCCGCAAGGTCGAACTATTAAAGGCGATAAAAGAAGACCCGGTCGCTAAGCGCAAAGCAGAGATACAGACAGATATCAATAAACTTATCTCCGAAAAGAAAGCCCTTGAAAATGAAGTCGGGGATAAAGAGAAAGTAAAGGCTGAAAAGATTGCGCTTGAGGCAAAGATCAAAGCCCTCGAAAACGAGAAGGCTGAGGCTTTAAAGGGCAAGGAAGTAAAGACCGATGCCCAGATAGAGGCAGAGGAAGAAACCTCTCGGCTTGCTAAATATGCCGAAGAGGACAAGGAAAAGGAACGGCAGGATCGCCGGGAGATGTCCCATGACGAGCTTGAGGAATGGCTCTTGGAGGATCAGGTTTCCGCTTACGAATGGATAAGCAGAAGAACTCTACGGCGCGATAACGAGAAATCCAAACTGCGTGTCGATAAGCAGGTCAAGAATATATTGAATAAGCACCATGAGTCGGCTCTAAGGACTCAGGCGAAATATCCTGATTTGGATGTTTCAGCCCGTGAGAAAGAACTCTTAACTGAAGGCAAGTCCAAGAAAGAGATATTCGATATTCTCTGCAAAGAGAATGAAAAATACAGGGTGGGTGCCGAGATACTTAAAGAGCATCCGGACTGGTTGGTGTTTGAAGATGCACCCGAAAGGATAGTGGCGGAGATGGGAAAAAGGATGAACATAGCTTCTCCTGCCGCTAAGAAAGAAGAAGTTCCCATAGTCGACTTGGAGAAGGTAAGAACAGATGCAGCTGAAGCAGAGCGCCAGCGCATCGCGGCAGTCGACGCCGGGATAACATCAGGGCCGGGAGCTATAAATAAAAAAGAAGGCGCCCCCGAAACTGATTTCGAAAAAGCTCAGGCAGCAGTAGCGGCAAAAGCGGGCATCAGCCCGGAAGCACTCAAGAAGGCGAAGGAGAGACGTTCTAAGATACCCGGTTCAGGAGATTATAAAGGTGCGTGATAGGGATAAGACCGATTACGGGCATTATACTTGTGGCCAATGTCATACAAGGATCGAATACTTGTTGACAGACGGCATACGGGATAACTGCCCTGATTGCGGATATGCGCACAAGACTCGGTATAAGACAGACGTTCCTCCCGAGATCAGAGTTAATCTCTCTGAATTAAAAGGTAGTTATTAAAAGTTAAAGAAAACGGAGGAACAAGATGGCAAAGGTAAGTAGGTATTTCGCAACGGGATTCATTCCGTTGGACAAGCCTCCCGCCAGAAGGCATGCCTTAATCGCCGCCAATATAAGCATATTGAAAGGCGATGTGTTATTCGAGGATGCCAACGGTGACGTGACCAATACCCCGACAGCCCTGACGAATGAGGTCATGGGAGTAGCCGCAGCTCCATGCAATAACACGGCAGGCTCCACCGACTTCATCAACAGGAATCCAGCGGTTGCGGTTGCGGCTGCGGAGGCGTTTGATGTTGAGTATTACCCGATAGGATCACCGATTCAATATGTCGTTCCTGTTGCTCAGAACGCCTTGATCACCCAGGCGGCGGTAGGCGACAACGTGGACCTTCAGGCGAACAACACTATTGACCACTCTGATGCGGTGACCGAAGGTTTATCGTTCATGATCGATGAGATCGACGTTTCTGCGCCTGCGATAGCGGCTAACGCGTTTGGTTACGCGATAGGCCACTTCACCGTAGTTGGAACACAGGCTCCGTAGTAGTTCGGCGATCGCGGTGGATACGCGATATAAAAAGTTAAAAGGAGAATGAAATGACAAGAGCTGAAGTAGCACAACTCTATACGCCGATCTATGACGAGTTTATGCTCCAGGATTACGGCGAGGAGACACAGGTTCATCCCCAGCTCTTCGATGTCGTTGAAGACCACACCTATCAGTATAAGGTAGACGGTCTCTCCGGCTTAGGAGAATGGGTATCAGCAACAGAAGATAGCTCGGGCGGTTTTGATGTCCCGGTATTAGGCTATCCGAAGACCTTTACACAGGCGAAGTTCTGGAAGAAATTCTACGCCTCTTTTGAGTCTGTAGATCAGGACGAATACGCCCTCTTGAAGAAAGAAGGCGACGCGCGCTCTATGGGTAGAGGCGGACGTTCGAAAGTTGAACGTGATACGGCAGGGGTCATCATAAACGGCTTCACGACCGCTTGCCCGGACGGGCAGTTCCTTTTCTCGGCATCACATCCGAAGAACTCGGATGAAACGGGCACTCTTTACGACAACCTGCTTGCAGGCCCGTTCTCACATGACAACCTTGAAGCTGCTGAGAAATTAATATCGGCGAACTTGAAAGATCCGATGGGGATACCGATTCCCGTTCCCGAGAAGGCGATACTCTTTTATGCTCCGGCTTTACGTGGGGTGGTAGATAGGGTATTGAACGCCCGCGCTTTAGAGCGCCCGGGAACCGTTAACCGTGATATCAACCGCTTTGCCGGGAAATATGATCCGATAGAGTGGAGATATCTCGCCTCGGATATGGGCGGTAGCGATACCATTTGGGGTATCCTATATCCGACCTTGAAGATGTTAAAGATAGTCTGGTCGGCGAAACCGTCTTTTTCAAGCTGGATAGACGAGGACTTGGAACGCTATTTCTTCAAGGGCCGTATGCTTTACGATACCGGCGCAACCGATTGGCGGTCAATCTTCGCCTCAACCGGCGCTTAACCGAAAGGACACAGACAAACATGAAGAAGTTATTTGTAGTTCTCATGACTCTGGCCCTTTTGGTCGGAGTCGGTTCTAAAGCGTTAGCGACAGCCGATATCACGGCTTCCACAGGCGGAAGCTCGATAGGAACGGTCAAAGCGTATACGATGATCAACACAAGCGTCAATTACGAAGTGACCAATATTCCTGTCGGGACGATTACGCCCGGGGAGTGCCAGATACTTGGCTACTCGGCAAACCTGATAAAAGGCGGGACACAGGACGGACTTTTCGGCATAAGAGACGCCATTTCTACTACGCCAATGGCGGATAGCTTTATCATAGCTGAAAACGAAGCTACTGCTGCCCTTCCGGTCAACCAAATATTCCCAAGAGGGATGGATATATCCCGAGGAATAAGGGTTAATCAGTCAGGCATGACGAGCGTAACAATCTATTACATAAGGTTAATAGCACCGTAGGTGAAGACAATGGCTTGGCTTCGGGGACTTACCTCCCCGAAGCCTTCCATCTTTGATTTAGCAGTCGCCGGGATTTTATCTGTCGGATTCCTTCCTGATAGATTTTATCAAGGAATGTTCCTTGTCTTTTATTCCCTGTTCGTATTCTGCCTCACCTTTTTTATGAAGCCCAAGCGCGAGTTCAATTCCCTTCCGCTTGCCCTGTTCGTCTTATGGTCTTTTTTCATGATATTTGTCCACAATAAGATTCAGATAGTTCCGGGAAACTTTATGAATCAATGGCTTAACATGTCGATAATGTTCGAAGGATTTATTTATATCCTGTTCGGGTATCTTTTTATAAGGAATATAGTTATCTATTCAAGCAACCTTAAATTCATATTCTTGCTCCTTCCTTTCGCCCTTATCCCTACGATAAAGATTTATACCATCGGCGGCCAGATGACTATCTATATGGCGCTCATATTAAGCGTAATCATTTATTTATTCCTAAAAAGGAAGAATACTATTGCCATAATATTAAGCATTATGTCGGCAACAGAAGTCATCGGCCTGTGGCCTTACGTGGTCAAAAAGTTCTCCTGCCGGCCCGTTGTATGGCACCAGCTATTCCTTGAAATACACAAACATCCTTTTATAGGCAGCGGCTTCAACCATACTTTACAGCCTAATAATATGATATGGGTCAACTATATCGGCAATGTAAATTACGGGTGGATATTCAGGCATAACGACCTCTTGTCTATCGGGGCATACCTCGGGGCGGTAGTGATATTATTCCTTGTCTGGTTTATCGCCGAGAGTTTGGTGAGGATAGGAAAGACTATTTATATTATTCCATTCTTGACAATAGCTTTAGCTTCATTTTTCCAATTAATTTTATTTGATCCGGTAAAAGGGGCAATTTGTCTTACGTTAATCGGGGTGTGTCTCAAGGAAACTTACAAAGGAGAGAAGGCATGAATAAGAGATTCTGGGCGGTAATAGCTTTATTGTTGGTTTCGGGGATGGCTTTCGGAAGTGATGCTTCCACGTCCAAACAGGTTTATTCATTCGGGTTGATAAACTCAGGCGCATCGAGGATGATAACCATAATCCCGACCACTTCCATAAGACCGGGGACGGACAAGATAATCGGGTATTCCATAATGCCGGCGAAGGCCGGGGCATCCGAGCTATACGTCGCCATATTCGACCAGACGACTAACTGGCTTTCGGGTGAGGTATTCGCCGAGAACGAGGTCTTGACCCCTTACGGCGCGGGGGAGTTGTGGCCGTACGGGAAGAAGATAGTACAGGGTGTCGTGGTTAGTCAGGGCGCTAATACACAGATACAAGTATATTTCATATCGGAATAAACTATGGGCGATAAAAACTCTCTAAAACTTGACATTACTTCTTTTCAGAATCTGGCTCTTGCTCCACTCAGCTACACTACGGTCCTGACCCGTCGCTTCAGGCTGAGCCAGATTCTTTTCCACGCCTCAGTCGCTATCACGGAAACCATAAAGACGACGTTTGTTTCCCATAACGGGACGAATTATAACGTGGTTCTGGACCAGATAACCCTGACCTCCGAACAGGACTATATCTTCGCCCCGAAGAATAAGATCGACTTCTACGAGGGCGACAAGTTGAAGATAGAATGCACCAACGCTAATCTAACGGGCGTGATCTATGCCACAATCAAAACGGAGGAGAAACTGCTCTGATGCCTACTAAAGAGGAACTTCAAAAAGAAATCAACGGTCTTGAGCTTGAGATAAGGGTTCTTCGTCCAAAAAGAGATGATCTTCAAAACGATATCAAGAACTTAACTATTAAGAAAGGTCAAGAAAGCGATAAGCTAACTGATGCTATAAAGAAAACTGCTGACGCTATGGACGAGTTAAAGGTAGTTCAAGGTAAAGTTTCGGATGCTAAGACGGAACTGAAGGATACCCAGTCCAAGACTACAGACGAAATAAATAAGCAGAAAGTTGAGCAGGTCAAGAACCAGAAGATCCTTGATGATATAGATATTGCCTCAAAAGATTTAGACAAGAAGAAATCAGATATTGCTTCCTCCGACCAGGCTACGAAAGACTTGATTAAATCCCAGCTTGGAGAGAGGGCGAAACTTGACCAAGACAAAGCTGCTCATCAGGATAATGTAGATAAGTTCGAAGCGGATAAGAAAACCTCCGGGGATATCATTGCCGAGGCCAACGGATATCTGTCCCAAGCTAAAGACAAGAACGAGCAGGCTGTCAAATCTTTGGAGGAGGCCGGTGCCGCCAATTCTGCAGCCGGCGCAAAAGAGAAGCAGGCCGAGAACAAGATAAAGGAGGCTGACGACAGGGTGGCCCTCGCCAACGAGACCTTGAAGGAGGCCAGGGACAAAAAGGTCGCTCAGGACAAGCGAGAGGCCGACCTCAACGACCGGGACGCCAAGCAGAACGAGCGTGACGGAACCCTAACTGCCGGCTACGCCGATCTTGAAACCAAGAAGACGGAGTTCGGAATCCTTGAGCTGAAGCTGAAGAAGATGGCCTACGAGAAGGGGCTTCAGGCTGAGTATGACGCACTTCAAAAGGAAGTAGGGAAATGAAAAAGCTTATAGTCGCTTTCCTTCTATTCGCGATTCCGGCATTTGCTGGGCCTCTTGACGGGCAGGACTCTAATCTGCCTCCTAAGATACCTCAACTGGCCTACACCTCGGATAACAATTCGGGGGGATACCTCATTACGAACGTATCCACCTCTATAATCGATCCTACGACTTGTAAGATACTTGGCTTCGAGGTTCTGCCTTTGTCGGTCAATGGGGAGTTCGTCGCTACCCTCCACGATACCATTACTTCAATTTCCAACACGACGATAATGGGGGAACTTGAATGCGTCAACCAGAGTTTCGCCGGTGCGTGGTATCCGTATCCGGTCAGGTTATTCAACGGGCTTCGCATAATCCAGGGAGGCCAGACGAGAGTCATTGTCTATTATACGAGATATTAAAAGGATAGTTTTATCCGCTTTTATATTATGCCTTATCATTCCACAGGCACATTCAAACGGATCGTGGTATGGCGGGAGCAGCGGAAGTGGCGGCGGTGGAGTAAGCCAATCTTATGTCTTAAATAATTTTTTATCCCTCGCCGCCCCCAACCAGACCGTCACCCAGACACCTAATTTCAGCGGGGGGCTGACTTCTGGTGGTAATACTGTTTTAACTTCCGTTACAGGCCTCCTCGCCACAGGTGCGACCACAGGGGCGACAGGACAGATTCAACCTTTTACTCTTGGCGTAAGCGGTGCAGGGGTTATGCTTCATCCCTCCGCTACGGTAGTCGTTGCTTCATCCACTTCAAGGGGCAAGGCGGAGGCCGATTATGTCTGCACGGGGACGAATGATGATGTAAAAATACAGGCAGCAGTTACTGCTATTGGTGCGACGGGCGGGAAGATAGTCCTCTTGGAAGGTATTTACAATATCTCAAACAGCATAGATTTTTCTGGTTGTGGGGCTATCTCCCTTCAAGGGGCGGGGATGTCAACCGATTGGAAATATAACAAGGGGACTATCCTCAAATTAGCTAATGGGGTCAACAAACCCATAATAGTAAAGACCGAACCTATCTGGGCACAGGACTATATTTCCCCGATTTCCATAACGAACATTATGATAGACGGCAACAGGCTTAGTAATGCCAATAGCGCTTGCGACGGGATAATTTTTACCAATGTCGCCCACTCTGTAATAAGGGATGTCGGTATTTTCAGGTGCTATAACGCCGCAATCCACCTTAAACAATGTTATGGGGTAACGATAGACAACTGCACGTTAGGGGGTTGCGATTCTTCAGGAACTCATACTAATGGGGCGATTATAGCAGGGACGTGGGTTCCGAACGGATATGGTATTTACATAGATAGCAGTCCTGACAACAGGATAAGTAATTGCTATATTTGGCATAATTCAATAGATGGGATTTATGCAACTACTGCTTACGATTTTGCCGCTACTGAAAATCTTGTAATCAATGCCTGTTCATTAAACTGGAATGATGGTTGCGGAGTTAAACTTATAAAAGGGACTAATGCCCTCTGGGTAGGGAGGATATTCAATTCACATCTCGACGAGAACGGAACCTATGGTTTGTATGTTTCAGGCAACGTAACGAACTGGAAGATTATCGGATGTAATTTCTTCGGCAACCAACGTATCGCAGGAACAGATACTTATGCTATCTATATGGCAGGAACAAGTGGGTATCTGGTTCAAGACTTCGATTTTCTTGGTTGTGCTTTTGATATGTATAACGCACAATCGGGGACTATCAATCAAAATGCTTATGTTCAAGGTGTAAGATTTCTCGACAATAACTTTGCATCTGGACAAAGCGGTATAGGTATAGGTCCGGATGGGACAGTAAATCCTACCAATCCTCTGACGATAAAAGGAATAGCGGGTTATAACAATCAGATAAGGTTGTATTCTCCTTACGCTACAACTGGCGGTGCTTTTTTAGGTGGGGGAGATAATAATAATTTCAACTTTGCTGGCGGTGCAGAAGTTTACAATGGTTCTTGGATAACTCACGATGCAACACCCACTATTGTCCAAGGCGATGATGGGGCGATAACCTTCTATGCCGATACAGGGCAAACTCCTGAAACCGCTTATACTCCTACTTCAAGGATGGCTCTTAATTCAACAGGGCTTACTGCAACTGTAAATATTACCGCTCCTCGACTTGTATCTAATATAGGAATAGGCACAGCTCCGTTTGTAGTGACCTCTACGACGCAAGTCGCTAACCTGAATGCGGCTACTGCAGGAACGGCGGGTAATGTCACAGGCACAGTAGCCGTCGGCAATGGCGGAACGAACCATACCACCTTTACCGCCTATATGCCGATAGCGGCAGGCACTACTGCGACTGGAGCATTTCAGTCGATAGCTACAGGAACGCAGTATTATCCTTTGGTTTACAATACGAGTTCTTCCTTGCCGTCATTTACATTATTACCCGTCGCTGGGGGCGGTTCGGGAGTGGCTTCCCATACGGCTTATATGCCTATCTGCGGCGGCACAACTACAACAGGAACAGAACAATCCATCGCTACTGGCACTCAATACTATCCGTTATGCTATAACACATCGGGTTCGTTACCAACATTCCAAGTTTTACCCGTTGCAGGTGGTGGGACGGGGGCGACTTCTGCGAGCATTACCGCTTTCAATAATATCACGGGTTTTAGTGCCGCTGGGACGACAGGAACGACATCGACGAATCTAGTATTTTCGACATCGCCAGTTTTGGTTACCCCTAATATTGGTGCGGCAACAGCAACTTCCGTGACGGCAAATAGTGGAGATTTGATTCTTAAAGGTGCGAGTGGAGGAACTCTTAAACTTTATGCCAATACCTCCGATACAGATTATATTCATATTAACGGAAATAATGGCTTTACAAATACCACCGAAATAAACTACGGAGCGAATAACGACTGGTATCTAAGCTATGGCACGACGGGACACGTATATATGAGAAGTGGAGCAAATATCAAATTTACTTTGGCGGCAGATGGCTCGACTCAGTTATCTAAATACGGGGCAGGTGCGGCAACCTTCGATGCAAGCGGTAATATCACCTCTGCTTCTGATGAGAGGTTAAAAAATATTCAGGGCGAATTTAAGGCAGGTCTTCCTGAAATACTTAAAATAAATCCCATCCTTTACAAGTGGAACAAAAAATCAGGTCTTGAAACCGAACATACTTATGTGGGTTTCTCGGCACAGGAAATAAAGAGACTTATACCAGAGGCGGTAGGGCAAGATTCCAAAGGATATTTGACATTAAATGACAGAGGAATTACCGCCGCACTCGTCAATGCGGTCAAGGAACAGCAAAAAGAGATAGACGACTTGAAGGCACGGCTCGACAGGGCAGGGATAAAATAAAAGGGAAGGGGTAGATATGGACTTCATAGGCATATTCAAGGAATATGGGTTTATAGGCCTTGTCGTCGGCGCATTGTTCTTTATCGTCTGGCGTATGCTTGTGTGGGTTATGGCCTTCGTCAAAGACATCATCAAACAGCAGACCGAGGAACGACAGGGTTGGCGTTGCACCCTCGATAAACACAATGACCTTATAACTAAAATATCTATGAGCATAGACGAACACGATAAGAGGGCAGATGAACGGGGCGGGTATGTAAGGGATGAACATAAGCAGATGATAACCAATCTCGAAGAACAGGCAAAAACGCTCGCAAGAATAAATGGGTATAAGAAGGAATGAAATTTCTCTACCAAATCCGTATGTATTGGCAGTTATTCCTGACCATCCTGGCGGCGGTCGTGGTGGGCGGGATCATAGCGGGTTGTATCGTGGCCTATAAAATATTAGGGAGGTAAAATCGGATGAGGATATTCAAGTTCATCTTATTGCTATCTTCTAATATTTTAATCGGGATAATAATACTCCCGATATGTTTGGTTGCGATGTTGGGCGATAGCTGGAAAAAAGCGAAAGGAGGGTAAGATGCCGATACTTTTAGGGATATTGGCTTGGGTGTCGAGGTTTCTGATGGCCATACCGGCGATCAAGTGGTTCTTCAAGAACGCTGGGTTGGCGCTCGGTATCATCGAGCTGATCTTGGAGTTCATCGCCGAGGTCCTGATACAACTGATGAAGCTCGCCGTGGGACTGTGTAATATCACCGAAACGGATCGCTCGAAAGACAAGGCGGTAAACTGGATAGCGACCTCGGAGGCATCTGTTGCTTGGATAGAGGACAAGTTTACCAAGATAAAAGGGTGGATGTATAAGATAGGGGTAAAGGAACCCGATGGACTTAATTCAAAAAGTTAAGGACATAGGTATCAAATTTACCTATTACGTAGGCGGCAGGGCTTATGACAACTCCAAGACAAAGAGGACTTCCGCCTTTGACGATATAATGAAGAAAGGAAAAGACAATGGCGCTGATAAAAGTAAACTGGAAGGGACTGGTGGCGTGGGTGAAACAGATAATAGCGATGCTCAAAAATAACAAAGGAGGCGGTATGAAAGCGGTGATTTTGGTAATAGCGCTAATGTTAGTTGGCTCATTTGCGATGGCACAAGGCGTAACCCTCAATCTACAACAGGGTGGTGTTATTACTTGGCGAGGGGAAGTAAAGAACATGACAGGTGTCAAGGCTTATGAGTTAGTGGACGATAAGCCCATATCAAACTGGCCAAAATGGGCAAAGGCTCTTTTGGTGGGCGATTGCGCTACGGCGATATGGGCTTATGACGGGGCCAACCTGTCGGCCGGTGGAGTTTTAATCGGCAAGAACCTCGGGACTATATCACAATATGTTCCGGCGATCAAATGGGACTTGTTAAATCAGGTAGAAGTCCACGCTTATCCGATAGGCGTATTGATTGAACGTGTTGACAGCAAAACAAGAGTAACCGGAGTATCAGGGCTTTCGATTAAGTTTTAGATCAAACGGAGGGGCGGCATTGAATAAAACGGCGTTCACCTTTAAGGAAAATGCATCAAATAACGGACAAGAGCTCAAGCTGCCCCTTTCCGTTGAAAGGAAATAAATAATGTTAATGAGCGATGTGATTGCCCAGTTTCGTAATAATAATCCAGAAATGCCGTCTAACGTCGTATCGGACGCCATTCTGCAGAATTGGCTTTTGACCGGGGATAAGGAGTTTTGCGCGGTAACGAGATGTATAATCTCAGATATCGCCATTAACTCCGTTGTCGCAACTACTATATACGATGCTGTGGCAAGATACGATCTCACGACTCTGATAACCAAATTTTATGATATAGACGAATATCCCGGAGGCGGGGTGATATATGATAACAAGCGCCTTACTAAGACCTCCCCGGCTGAGCTTGATATAAATACTCCTAACTGGAGGACAAGGGCCGCTGGGACACCTAAGAAATTTTATCGCAGGGGAAAATATCTTTATTTTGATATCCCCGTTTCGGCGGTTAAGACTATACGGATATATACAGTCCTGATATCGGACGACTGGACACCTGCTCCCGATGTCATGCCTTTTAATCAACTCTCATACATGATCCCCTATCATTCATCGATGGTCACCTATCTTGAATGGAAGGCGAAGCTTAAAGTCCAGAAATTTGATGAAGCCACGGCGAAGCGGACGGAGTTCTTAGATTATGCGAAATGGACGAAAACACAAATCGGCGGGAATAAGTATTCATCCATCCATTACCAACCCCCGAATGGAACTTTAGGGAATAATGATGAAACTTAGAGCTTTACTTTTAATAGCGTTCTTATCAATATCATCGCTTGTCTTTGGTCAGGATGCTACTAAGAACCAGATATTCTCCCTTGACGATTTCAGCGGGGGCTTGAATACCCAACTCTCCCCTGAATCTCTCCCGGGGAAATATGCTGTTATCTGCGAGAGCGTCCGGCTTGATTCTTCCTTAAAAGAACTCGTTAAGCGTCCTTTGATTTATCTTTACGGCACGACTTCTCCTTCCGAAGCCATTACGGGAATGCACCGCCTTTATCTTAAAGACGGGACGAAGGTCTTAATAGTCAATCATGGTTCCCAGATAGATACCGGAAACGATACCACCGGGGCTTTTACCGAGATCCTTGCTTTGACTTCCGGCAATCATCGCTGGCAATGGCTGACGTTTAATAATGTGGGGATAGGAACGGATGGATATAACCAACCTGTCAAATATGACGGTTCTTCTGCTTCGGCAACTTATCTCGGGACAGCTCTTGCTACCGCTGATGCTGTCGCTGGCAATCCGAACGGAACTTATACCTATAAAATCTCTTATTATTCGGCCTCTTACGAAATCCTCTTTAATGTAGTTTCTAATCCTGTTACGGTTTCAAGCAAGAAAATAGACCTTTCGATGATACCGATAGCCCCGACGACTTACCTTACCGAAAACGTAGTCGGAAGAAAAGTCTACCGCATAGCTAACGGCGGGGTGATTTGGAAACTTCTTTCTAACGGGACGATAGCCGATAATTCTACGACAACTTTGCTTGATAACGACGCTGATGGGACTTTGGGAGCGGATTATCCTGCCGGAAATGCGACTTATACCCCGCCAAAAGGAAGACTTTGCATCATAAACCGCAACAGGGTATTTATCGCTAACGACCCGAATTATCCGTCAAGGATGTACTGGTCTGAAGACGGGCTTCCCGATGTCTTTATTACCGGACATTACTGGAATTTTAGGCCGGATGACGGCGATGAGATTACCATGTTAAAACAGCTCTATGGGCAATTCATCGTCGGAAAAACTAATACCATCCAGTATTTCAATACCGATGACGCCGACTGGTCTAACTGGGTAGCCACAGATCCTTATACTTTCGTCGGTTGTGTTGGGATGTATACCTCCGCCAATACCCCTCTTGGAATTTTATATCTCGGCAAAGACGGGCTTTATAACTTTTCCGGGACGTATTCAAAACTTATATCTTACGCCGTCAATTCGGTCGATGAAGATATCTCCCCTTCCAATATAGCGAATACCTGGGGGGAATTTAATAACAATACTTATTACCTTGCCTATTCTTCCAAGACGGTAGGCGGTTCCGTAAATAACAGAGTTCTTGTATATGACCTATTGTCAGATGCCTATGAGATAGACACCGTAGGGATAAACTGTTTTACCTCTTTTTCCGGAGGAAGTGACGGGGGATTGTTATATGCGGGTTCATCTTCTTTGGGAAATATATACAGCTTCCAGCTCGCCTCGCAGAGCATTGTTCATTCGATAAGCACGGATTTTTCGGGGACATTCACCAATTCAAGGATTATCCCTCCCGAGGCCGGTGGCGATCTGTCAAACCCTATTATAGAATTGGCTTGGGATGTAACGATAGACGGATATGGCGCAGGAACGATAGACGCTGCAACAGGTATCATAGACCGTCCGACTACGACGGGTTCATATATCTCACAAGTCTTATCTACTCCTAATATCGTATCTTATGACAAGTTATTCTGGAATAGCGTCCTGCCTGCCGGGACAACGGCTACTTTCGCAGTAAGAAGCGGGGCAACTGCGGCAGCTTGTGCGGTAGCGGCATGGTCAGCTGAATTTTCCAACGCGGCGGGATCGGATATCTCAGCTGTTGGATCCGGAGCTTATACCCAATATCGGATAAGCCTTGCTACCGGAGATATTGCAATAACTCCTACCATAATCAAGTCCGGCGGATTCGATGTCAAGCTCACCTATAATACGCTGGGATATGCCTACGATACCTCGATACCTCTTCATTGGCAGAGCGGGTTCTTTGATATGGGTGCTCCGGTAAACGATAAATCCCTGACTAAATTCTCTATGGTTCACGAAGGCACAACGGGTATCATTACCGTCAAGATAACAAACGAATTGGGGATTTTTCAGACTTTTAGCGTAGACCTTTCAACTAATCCCGAAACTTACGAAGGGTATTTTGACGGCGGACTTCTGCGGGGGAGAAGGTTCAATGTCGATATAACGAACAGCGATTTGAATCCGTTAACGGTAAAACAGATAAGGATAATATACAATGTTGAGCCGCTTACTTAGCGTCTTGGTGTTTTTATTTATCTCGGGAAACTGTTTCGCTATCACCATAATCCCAGAATATTCGGATAAGACTATTTCGGTATTAAACAAGAATTTCGCAGAACTGGATAAAAAGATAAATCATATCCAAATAGTAAAGACTGCCCCTAACGGGAACATGAAAGCCGAGAGGGGAACATTGATAATATATGACACGGGAGCGGCGCTACAGCTCTGGATGGATACGGACGGAAATAAAACATGGGTGAAAATTGGCCCGTAGAGGAGAGATGATGAAAAGATTTCTTGCTATTCTGCTATTGGGATTGATGGTGTCCAGTCCGTCTTATGCTATAACAGATTGGCGTCAAGGGAGCAATACTACTCCATTACAGGGAACGAGTCAGGTTTCGGATATCGATACCAATTCCGAAAACTATGCCTTTGCTCCGCTCGACAGGTTATTAAGCTATCACATCCGAGGATGTTCTCTTACTTGGACAAGCACGACCGTTGTTACTGTCGCTGCCGGTGAGGTCACCTGCTTAAATGGAGCCGGAACGATTAAAAGGATGAGGCAGAATACCGTTACTACTACGGTAAATACCGCTATTGTAGGCGTAGGCGGGATAGATAGTGGTTCTCATGCCGGAGCGATTCAGGCTTCTACGTGGTATTCGGTATATGCCGTAGCGGATTCCGCCGCTACAACGTTTACGGCAATAGCAGCAGAGCAGGGCGTTGCGCTTTCCGATGTTACCTATTATCGCTATATCGGATCAGTTTTAACCGATGGCTCTAAAAATCTTCTTGGGTTTGAATGGTTCGGATATGGCCCTGATGTACTGATAATGTGGAATATCCCTGTATCGCTTACTACAACTCCTTCTCTGGGAGCCTGGTCGTCGGCGCTTTCTTGCACGATGCCTTCAACCGCTGTCTGCGGAATATTCGGAACGTATGTGGATGAAAATAATTACTCCGAGATATATTTAAGACCGAATGGATCAACGTGGAATATACTTCCGCAGGATGGAAATTACACAGGAGTAACCGGCACCAATCCCCATCACGGGGCGCAAAGGATTTGCATGACGGATTCAAGCCAGCAAATACAGTATTATAATACTGCCGCTTCCAGTACGACTAATAACATGGTAATCAGTTTAGAGGGATATTATTTCAACAGGTAAGAAGCCGAGATATTTTTGGAATAACTATAAAGTAAAAATAAAACAAGTAAAGAAAAAGGAGAAAAATGAGATACTTATTTTTAGCAGTTTTAATATTTACGGCGAATGTTTGCTTCGGGCAAATGTATGTGGCTATTGACAAGGAAACAGGCGAAGTCAAAGGAACGGTCGATGTCAGGCCGGAAAATATTGGTGGTTGGGCTAAAATATATATAATGAAAATGGTTGATGAGAGTTATCGCGGCAAGAAAGGTTACGAGATAAAATTCGAAGGTGGGAAACTCCGTCCCGCTACTCCCTCTGAAATTGCGGCATCGACGGTAGTGGATACTTCAGGGCAACTGACGACTGACGATATGAAAAAACTGAAGGCGCTTATTAAGTGAACACGTTGAATGATATACTCTCGACTCCAAAGGTAGCGGAGGAGATCTGCCGAGCAAGAGAGCAAGGCAGGTTTAGATATCTCGAATATGGAAAGGTCAAGGCAGGGTTTTTTATCTGGCAGGAGAAAGTCAAAGACG